CTAGACTTGATAAAGCCGATTTGCCTTTTTGGTGGTAAAGTAGTACAAGAGAGACTTATTTAATGGCACTGAAACACGGAAACAAAAATTATTACCAAGTTTTGATAGATCCACACAGATCAAAACTTATAGAAAAGGCAGCAGAAAAGAAGGGAATGAAGGGTACAGCCTGGGTTAGGAAGGCTGCATACAACCAGTTAGAGCGTGAATTTTCCAGTGCAGAATACAAAATAGCTGAAGCAAAAGATGAATTGTTGTGGAGAGAATCAGTACAAAGAAGAATAGATGGAAGAAAGGCTAACTCTGAAAGTTAAAGTTTCGTAACAGATGACATAGTGGTGGCACTTTGTTGCTATACTTCTAAGGAAGTTCAAATTTATTATGACCACAAAGAAACTTTACAAAATCAAAACACAAAGCACTTTATACGAAGTGTTTGAAGTAGAAGCTGAGTCTTATGACAAAGCTCTTGACCTCATGCTGCCCACCATTTATGACGGAACTGATAACTACCCAGTAGATGTAGAAAGAGTCGGTTGGTGGTTTGATGGCTACGGTAAAACTGTCTTAGATCAAGACGAAGAGCATAAAGGTTTATTTGGTATTCCTATAACTGAAGAAGAAGCTGAAAAGACTCCTTATTATGATCTAGTCAAACCAGAAGGTTCTTTTCCGGGTGACTACAGAGAACCCACTGAAGAAGAGTCGATAGCAGACAGTAAGCTGTCTGTTTAATGTCTGAGGCAAGATCACCCTGGCGTGAGATACAGGTAGTTACGCTGCTTTTTTGTAATCTTGGGAGCCATGACCCTCATACTCCATTCGCACAATTTTACAAATGATATTTCAAGTTCCCATCGAGGATTTAGTAGGGGGTCAAAGGGGTTCTTTGGGTGCCCTGACTAATAAACTACTAAATAAGCTGACTCGATCTGTAAGTCCTCAGTCTACTATACTACACTAAAAAAGATGACCGCTAAAAAAGAAAAACTTATCCGAACCACAGTTCAACTAAGTCCTCATCAACATAAGGCATTAGAACATCTTAGTGGCCCTGGTAAGTCTATATCTGCTCTAGTTAGAACCGCTATTGATGAATATTTAGAGCCTTTCTACGAGCAAGTTTACGAAAATCAAAAACTGGATCGTATGATAGAAGAGGCTCAAGATAAAATAGATAAGCTAAATGAAAGAGCTATGTCAATAGAAGATATTTTTGACAATTTTAAAGCTACTGATGCTGAGCAACTATTAAAGTAAAAAATGAAAAGAATAACATGGGTTGAGTGTCCAGGCTGTAAGATGTACAGCGATCAAAAGGTGATTCGTTCCGAGCGAAATTCAAAATTTATAACAATTCGCAGAAGGTTTTGCTATGAATGTGGACACAAATGGTTTACGATCCAGTATCCAGAAATGATAGTGCCTGACATACAGGCTCGTTACGCATCTCGTGAATGACGCTTTGTTATATGTCTATACTTCATGTGCATATAAAACTGCTCCATCCACCATCTAAGTTTGTAGATTCCTGTACTCTTTTTTGTCTTGGTTTGTAATACAGCTAATGTTGCTTCTAACTCTATTACTTTCATCATTGCTTTAGACAATACTGCTTCAGTCCTGGCATGATTTTTCATCATGTCTATACAAAAAGATTTTATTGTATCTATATCTTCACAAGCCCATACCTCTCTACATCGAAGCTCTATCATCAGTTCTGCTTCGGGAGGTAGCTCCGTATGGATCATTTTCATAAAGCCGTCATCTTTCATATCATTGAAGATTTGTAGTAGAGCCTGGATACATTCTGGCCTCTATAAAACTTACAGCTTGATCGTCTATTGTATTGTCTGTTTGTTTAGCAAGTGCCTTTAACAGATCAATTACTAACCTCTTCATTGCCTTGGATTTTATAAATACAAGGAGAATAGGTTTTAAAATTTTTACCATCTGATTATATTATCTATTCCAAACATACCAAATATTAACGAGTTTGACCTTCTATCCTACTTACTGCTCTTTCCAGTTGATTTAATCTGTTAAATAATTCTCTAATATCTCTTTCTCTTCGGTTACTTACGTTAGATAACACCATAAGAAAAGCTGTAGCTGCTGCTCCTATTAACGCTCCATATACCTCTGGCATTGATTTAAGCTATATTTATGTATAGTATGACTAAATTTTTGTCTCATGGTTGAAGAAAAAAAGAAAAATCCCTTTCAAAAGCTTAAAGAAGGTTTAGATGATAAAGAAGAACAATTAGCAATTATTAGCCTTTTTGTCAGATTGGGTGTTGTTGTCTGGAGTGGTTTTATAGTCACACTTAACTACATTTCAATCCCAGGTTATAGTTCAGAACCAAAAGATATTACGTTTCCTGCTTCGCTTCTGACGGGAGCACTTGCTACATTCGGCCTTGAAGGATCTAAGAAAAGTAATAAGAAAGACGATAAGGTTGCAATGGGAGATGGTATGGTTCAAACTATAAGGGTAATAACACCTATCAAAATAGAAGGTGCTGAAGTAATTGACCCTAAACCTAAAAAATGAAAAAGCTACTTCCATTTTTATTCTTAATGTCAGCACCAGCTTACGCTGACATAAAACAAGAATTTGTGACCTCTGCACAAATAACTGTTGATATGCCCTATTCAGTTACCAATAAAGTAGGAACTACATATAGTCTTAGCGGAAATAATATTACACCATCTGTAACTGTGGGAGATACCACAACATCAGGAAAGATAGGTGGAATTAATGTTGGTTCGTTAACTGATGGCGTTCCAGCGATGATTCAAACAGATACTTCAGTAACAACTGCTGGATCTGCTTTCAGTAAAACAGAATCAGTAATAATGGGAGATGCTACACCTTCTGCTGTAACTCCTTCTAGTGGTATCGCAGCATTACCAGTGTTAGGTGGACAGACAACAGTAGGATCAGGTGGTACTGCTGGCAACCTTGCACTTACTTCACTAAGTTCAGGTATTCATACTTGCACGGCTGGAGGAAGTGGTACTAGCTGTATTGGATCTACTAAGGTCACAATTACCATTGACTAGACTTTGGTTACTGGTTTTATTAGCATTACCTATGAGAGCACTTGCTGTACCCGTAGTGCCCCAGTTCCGATCTGGGAGTTCTCAAACTTCAAGCACATCAGAACAAGTAGTAAATGAAGTCATCACAAGCCACCAATACCGCACAGGTTATACATACTCAGCGTCAGGACATAATATCAAATCTGAAACAGGATATATCAACCCTACTCCTACGACTACGAACAACCAAACAGTTGGGGGAGTGAATTTTAGTTGGACTTCGCCAAACTTAGAAGCTATACCTCGGTTTTCAATATTAAACGATGGAGCAGCTTTCTCGATCCAGGAAACTCTAATCACACCAGGGTTAGACACAGTAACGACAATAACAAGGCAAATAAATACAAGCACCACAACAGAAACTACAACTACCTTTGGGCAATAGCTGTAATCCTTTGCCCTGCAAGGGTTTTGGCTAATACAACTGTAGCTTCTCCTCAAAGTCAGGCTAGTGGTGTTGTAAATAACAATGCAACGATGATAACACCATCAGCCATGCCATCTTACAGAATGAGTCAGGGTATAGTTTGTGCTTCTCCTAGCCTTACAATCACTCCATATTTAACTGATAGTTGGTCATTTAACAGGCCAATAGAATATGTCACTAGGCAGAATATATATGACGAAGATACTGGAGAGGTAAAGTATATTCAAGAGACTCCTAGATTTGAGAAGGATAATTATAATCTCAATTATGGAATTAGTATGCAGTTTAATATTCCATTAGGCAAGTCTCCTGCCCTTTGCCATAGAGCAACTGAAGTAAATATAAAAAATCAAGAATTGCTGTACAAAAAATTAGCTATGGAAGTTAGTTTATATCGTCTAAAAATATGCTCGGAACAAGCAAAACTTGGAGCTACATTCAAACCTAATACTCCTAGTGCAGTTACTTGTGACGATATTGTTGTTAATATTCCCCCAAATCAAGTTATCCCACACACTCACAAATTAAAGTAGACAAGCCACGGGCTGTGGTAAGACTTATCTACAGATACTTATTCTACTTTATCTTTCTTCTTTGTAAGCTTTTTAACAATATTTTTAATAGCTGGTTTTATTAGATTGAGAATAAAAGGGCTACTCGCAGCCACAAGGCCAATAATAGCAGTAGAAACAATAGTGCTCGGTTCTGGGATGTATTGATCCACAAAAGGAACGTTCTCATATACAGTTATGCACTCAATCCCATCATCTCCTCTTTTATGTGAAATAACACGTTCCAGTTTCTTTTCGTTACGAAAGTCTCCAACTCTCTGGTCTTTAGAACTTGGACAAGGTGGTATTACAATTTCTTCTTCTTTAACTTCTGGTGTCTCTGTATTTTGTTTGCCTGTTGACGAGTCTGCTTGGTTATCGACAGGTGCTTGCTCTGTAATAATGATGTTTTGAGGTGTGTAATCAAGAGGAACAAACCCAGGAAACGGAAAATCACACGTTGTAAAGACACCATTTGGATCTTCCAATAATAAATTACGATTACCTGTATTTTTTATATCACGATGCTGATAAGTACAACCAGGAACATCTATCTCAGGTGGTTCAGTTACAGTAATATAATGATGACTATAAGGTTCTGGAACGTCAGGAATATATATTTCAACAATACCTATATCAGGTATTTCAATCGTAGGCATCTCGTTTTTTCAATACTTCTACTTCCGCAAAGCATTTAGGACAAGAAAGATTAGTCATTACTGAAAACTCAGGATGAGTTGGCATTGACTCATCTATATCAATATCACCACCCCAAATTAATTCAGTATCGCACCAATAACAATTCATATGCCAAGACCTTTTGGAATAGGTAAAGATTCTCCTGTTGTATTAGGTAATCCTTTATCTAATAGCTTTGGCATCATTCCTTGAACATTACCTAAAACTTTATTCATCATCTTTGTTTGGAACTGTTCTGAAGTTACATACTTGTAACCAAAGTACGCTCCACCACTCATGGAGGCTACCATTACAAATGAGATGATACTCAAAACATTAGCAATTTTTTGAAACATGATAAAATATGCCCTAATTAGAGCCATGTCAGTTATGACATTAGCTACATTACTGTTAATTATAGGTCTATCTCCACTCTACGTCACTTTAGGGGTAATAAAACATCAGATGATAAGTAAACCTAGTAAGTAGATTTAGCTCTACAAGACTTCGTTCTACACGCTCCAGAACAATAAATCCTACGTTGTTCCATCGTATTAAAAGTTGTACCGCAGACAGGACACTCTCTTACAAGTATCCCTTCTACTTTTTTTCGTTTTTTACCCCTAAATCTATAGTTCCTGTTTTTTCTTCTTCTTCATTCATTTTTTGTAGTAACAACTGGTAAGCCTGTATTCCACCTTCTAATCTCATCACATAAGTATTCTGTTTAATTATTTCCTGTTGCCATTCAAGAATTTGTTTTTCTATTAATGCTTTCATAATTTAAACAATAGTAAGAACTTCTCCTGAGTTGATAGTGACAGTTACGCCACTATTTATAGTTATTGGACCTGCTGCCATTGCGTTACAGGCTGCTCCAAATGTATCGCCTATTGTGTAGTTTGTCGTTACTGTCTGAGCATTTTCAAAAAATACTTTATCGCTACCACCACCAGTAGCTCCACCTCCTCCACCGCCAATTTCTTTTACAGTTCCACCGTCATTTATATAAAATTTTTGGTCAGAAGTATCTATCGCAACTTCGCCATTGGCTATATCACTTGTTGTGGGTGTGCTAGTACCTCGTTTTAGCTTAATAACATTAGCCATTGGCCTTTACCTCCTATGGCCTAAAATGTTCCACCGTCTACATCAAAACCAGATGTAGCACCATCCTCCAAAAATGTAACCAGATCAGATAAAGCAACCTGTTTCATAGTTCCAGAATCGTTCATAACCATACGATCTGCTGTAGCTAGTGTTGTTGAACTTGCAGCTGTATTACCATCCATGATGTTCAACTCAGTCGTTGTAACTGTAGCTCCATCTAATATGCCAACCTCTGTGCCTGATAAATCAGCTAGAGCATCTGCTGTACCACTAGCCATTGTTGCAAGCTCTGTAAGCTGTGCATCACTAGCTTGCTTTGCGTCTAACTGTGTTTGAATATTACTTGTGACTCCATCAGTATGGTTAAGCTCAGTGGTAGTAGCTGTCACCCCATCCATTATATTTAGTTCTGAAGTCGTTGCTGTGACTCCATCCATAATGTTTAGTTCTGAAGCTGTAGCAGTAACTCCATCTAAAATATTTAATTCAGATGCAGTAGCAGTAACACCATCAAGAATATTTAACTCCGCAGTAGATACAGTCGCTCCATCAAGAATCTGTATTTCAGTAGCAGTCAAAGCAGCTAACGCAGCAGATCCGCCAGACTGACAACCAGATAAGTTATCTAAATCAGCATCATAGGCTTGAACATTAGAACCGATTGCTAACCCAAGAGAAGCTCTTGCAGTAGATCCACTTTCAAGTACAAAGTTTGACCCATCTCCAACAATAAAATTACCGTCAGAAGGTGTAAGACCTGCAATATCAGTTAACTGAGCATCAAAAGCCTGTACATTTGTTCCGATTGCTAATCCGAGGGCTGTTCTAGCTGCACTTGCACTTGTAGCACCCGTTCCACCATCACCAACTGCAAGAGTTCCTGTGATAGAACTGGCAGAAAGGTCAACAGCCATCTCTGTTGATTCAATTACTATTCCACCATTGGATTTAAGGTCAACACTAAACTCGTTACCAGACTTATCTAAACCATCACCAGCAGTTAAGTTTCCACCACCACTAAATTGTGTGTAGGATAAATTATTAGTGCCGACAACAGCAGACCCTTTGTCAGAACTACAAACAAAACCTTGATCGGCATTCGTAGATCCTTGTTCAACAAAGGTAAACATTCCAGCAGCATCGACACCAGCAGCCAAATCATCTGTTCTTGCCCACGATCCAGCTTTACAAAGATACAGTCCGTTCTGACTTGCTGTACTTTGGTTCTTAACTAAAACTCTTTCATCAGCAGAAACCGCAACACCATCAATAGTCTGCGTTCCAGAAAGTGTAATGTTCGCAGTAGTAGCAACTTTAACACTGTCTTTAATATCTAAACCCTGACTAACACCATCTACATAACCTTTAGTCGCAAAATGAGCATCAGCAGTAGGAGTAACTCCTGTTACTGGATTGGTTGCAGCAGCTAATTGGTCTACTCTATTTGTTTGAACTCCACTATCAAAATCACTTATCTTGGTATGAGCAACAGAAGGAATATCAGCAGCTACTAAACTTCTAAATGTAGGAGCAGCAGCACTTCCAGTTGTAGGGCCAGCTAATATTGCATTTGCACTTCTTGTATCTGTCTTGTTAAAAAATCCTCCAGAACCACCAATTACAATTATTGAACTTGCAGATGGAGGTGTTGATCCATTATCTCCAAAACCATAATAGAGTTTGTTATCATTTTCGTTATAAGCTAATTCTGATGGAGATAAATCAGCAGGAGCACCAGCACTTCCACTCGCTGCTCTCTTTTTAATTCTTATGGTGTTAGACATGGCCTAAAAGTTTCCTCCATTAACGAGTGTTAGTTTAGTAGTAGTATCATCTGCTTTTAATGTACCACTAGATGCGTGATAATACACTACCGAATTATCAACTGCACTAGATGTATCTATAGCAGTCGAAGCTCCTTGTGGTCCTTGAGTTGCCACCGTGACAACCCTTGTCTCCCCGTTAACAGTAACGGTATTTTTCGTGGTTGTAATGTTGACTTGACTCATGTGGTTGTGTAGCCCTCACTCATAAATATCTTACCCTCTAAATAATATTCTTTAAGACCTGATCCATCAACTAATAACACATCGTAAGCTAATATTTCTGGAGTAAATGTAGCTGTTTGGGTGTCTGTTAACGCTATAGAAAAAGATCCTGCTGATCTATCTGTATAAGTAACAGCCCAATCTGCATATTTTGTGGAACGTGATTCATCCCAAACCTGTGCTGCTACTGTGAATCCCGTTAAATTTATTGCCGTTCCAGAGTTATCTTTCAGCACAATAGGAACACTGTGATCTGACCTTCTTTGAACGGTCATATTATATGTTCCAGGTGCTATTGCCATTAATCAGCAGCCTCCGCAGTATTACCTTCAGCTACCCATTTAAGGTATTCTTGGTAATCTTTGTTTGCTTCATCAAATGGAATAGATGCACCATCAGTTGTTCTTAAAATTACTTTAAGATCATTTCCATCTTCATCTTTGCCTAAAAATTTGTAAGTCATAATTCAGCATCAAAACGTGCAATTCCAGGGGTGTTAGAACCAGTAACTAATCTTACTTGTCCTACATTACCAGCATTTAAACCACCTTGCGGTTGTGAACCAGTGATAACTGCCATTTTTGTATTTATATCACTTCCACTTGCACTTGTTCCTGTATCATTTTGTGTAGCACCAGAGGCATTTCTAAATTTGTAATTTCCTACTGGTGTAGAAAAAGTTGGTGCTGCTCGCATCTCAGGACTAAAATATAATATGAATCTAGGTTGTGTCGATGTCCAAGTGTTAGCTAGAGCTAGTACATAATCTCCATCTCCACCTTGAAAATCTTGAAGATAACGTTTACAAAGCTCAAGCTCCTGACCAACTGTTCTAAATTCAAAATCTGTTGCCACGCTGCCTACTTCTAATTGAACTCCTGTTAAATCCCAAGTTGCATCATTTGTTGTGTACCACGTTGAAGTCATGTCTGGGACTCTGAGTGTATCACTATATGCAGCCCAACTATCTAAACTAACACTTCCAGTTTTATCTGTTCCGTAAAACTGTACCCATTCAATAGTTAAACCTACATTTGCGTCATTATCAAATTGTAAATTTGAATTTCCAGGTATTGTTTTTGTCACTTTTGTCCAAGTATCAGCAGTCAAAGAACCTGTTTCCATATAATACGCTTGTGCAGTGCCATCTGAAGTTTCGAGTCTTATATAAAAATTTTGAGCCACACTACTTTTACACCAAAAACTTAAAGTTATAAAACTAGAACTTGAAGTATAATTCCAACCGCTACTTGCAATATCTTGAGCTTCTAATCTATGTCTCATTAAAATCAAGTCAGATGTACCTGCACCACTTGTTTGGTTGCCATTAGTAATTCTAAATGCTTTTCTAAAACCTTGAGAATAAGGCGTAGTCCCACTTGCAACATCAACTTGTGATTGCGTTGGGGTTTCATCTTGACCTGAATACGCCTGTCTAAACCTATCAACAGAACCATAGCCTTCTGTAGTAGATGACGTACCACGTTGAGCTATTTTCATATCTCCGTTAATCGTAAGTCGTCTGTTAGAAAGGTTATTAGTAATATTGGCAGAACAACCACCAGAAGAACTATCAATCGTAATAGCAGCCGTACTAGCTCCTGTTCCTTTTATACTGTTGACTTTAAGTTCTGACATAATTAGCTCTTAGGATACTTGTCCTTAATAGTTTTTATTGTAGCTTTCCAGCCATCTATTCCATTATGGTAGATGTCGTCAAGCTGATCTTCTATTGTCGGATACTCAAATATTCTTTTACTTTTATGACCATTTGCTTTATCCCAAGCTGCATAAGCTGCGTTTAATTCATCATCAGTAGGTTGTGAATCTGTATTAGCAGAATCCCATTCTATTATTTTATGTGGAGTACAATTTTGATCCAATCTATAGCGGTTAGCATTTTTGCCAAGTTGCAATAAAGCTAAATTAATATCTGTGTTTGAATTAATTGTCATAATTATGGCTCCTTATAAATTTCAACGTAAGTGTAGAAAACAGAGTTTGCACCAGAATCCCAATTTAAACCTCCAGTATTTGCTGTACCAAATCCCCAAGTTCCACCAGAAGTTGAAACACATCTATGTTGAATTTCGAAAACCTTACTTGCTGCAATGCTCACTCTTGTAACTACTCGACTTATATTGCCTGGTCCACTAGATATGGCCCCTGCAAACGCTGGCTGACCTAATTCTACCTGTGCTGAATCAGTTACATTATAAATTCTAACTTGATGTGTTCCGACTTGAATTGCTGGTGCTGTAGCTAAAATTAAATAATTTCCAGCAGCTAATGTAAATTGATTACTTGAGATGCTTACAATATTATCTTCATCTGTTAATTCATGGCTTAAGTCTCTTGTTCTCCAAGCTCCACTGGAAAATACACCACCATCAGTATTGTCTACTTTGCCGTCAGCAATAACTGCGTAGCTTTTAAAACCTACATCTAGCGTTCTTGCAAGCGTTCCATCGGCATCACTTGGTAAAGTAATAGTTCGATCAGAAGCAGGGTTTGAACTAGGTGCAGTTATTATTACACCATTTCCACCGCTATGTTTTAGTTTAATTTGACTCATGGTTTTGGATTAGCGTCTTTAACAGCTTTGATGTGGGTCGCCCACGTTCCAGTTGTATCTAGTTTACCTTCAACTAAATCCTTGTACAACATATCAAGTTGATCTCCGAAAGAAGCGTAAACAGTAGAACCATCAGTTGTCCTGTCTGTTTTATACTTGTTTGCAACCGCTTCAGCATCTAGTGTAACTCTTGCTG